TGTACGACACGACTTCTGGAACGCACTGGCGTTGACGTTCATGACCTCTGCCGCACGCCGCCTATAGTCTTTCCGAGATTCATAGTTCTCAGCGATGTCTATAGGCTTAGGTGGCAGTGGCATTTCCACTACAGGGATAAACTTGCCGACCTGTATCTGTTTGTCCATAAGGGTCTTAGCGACCTCTACAGTGAACGGATTCAGCTTGTACGCAACCTTCTGAATATGGTTCAGAAAGGCGATCGGTGTTTCTCCTTGTATACATGAGGGCGTACCGCGTCGAACCATGTCGTAGCCCTTCATGACCTCATTCAAGATGTACCCACCTTGAACCTCATTAGACCAATCGTTTGGTTCAATGAGCATGGGCCAAGCAATAGGACTGAACAGTTCGGCGGTTTGCATGAGCTGCTCTTTAATCGCAATAAATTCAGGTGTTGGAACGACATAGGTTTGTCGTTTCTTACCTTGATTACGCATATCAGTCATGAACCAGTTAGTTGATTCACAAATGCAATCCAACAGCCAACCACCCAAACTGATTCGGTTAGCACGTCCCCATGTTTTCCAATGGTCAACATCACAGCGGTTCATCAGTGTCCGTATGACAACCACCTTTTGATGGGTGCCAATCGACTTGTGCCAGTAGTTCTCCTTCAACTTGTGAAGCAACCCTGGCACGCTTGATTCGTAGTGCCGCATCATGCACTCGTTTTCAATCGCTTGCCCTATGGCATCTGTAACGCTCTGTACGAAGTTTGATTTAGGTTTGGTACTAAATACCTTGTCGAACGTTACCTTGCAAGCAATAGCTGCTGAAGCATCAGATTCAATGTTAGAAAGAAAATGATTAATTTCACGGAACTTGATACCAGCTTCACCCTTCTTTATCCGTGATTGAGTTGCATCAATACGCTTAGCCACATGAGGCAGAAGCTGCTCAACAGAAGCCACCCCGTAAACTGAAGCACTTGCATAGTCCTTTTCCTCAAGCTTGGATGTGTTAGAATGTAACTGTTGTAATCCTTGTCGGATTTGTTCTCTTTCAAGGGCAATTTGTTTGTCAATTTCAAATGGTGTTGGCATCCGCGCTCAAGTAACTGACTGAGTTTTCGTCATCAATTTGTTGATGCATCAACTCAATAATTTCCTCTTTGTGTGGATGTTTGCTTAACTCAATGATGAATCTTGCGTATTGCAGTTCAGTCATCATCATCATCTGGTTGTTCTCCTAATTGGTCAGGGTGCACGTAATACAAAGCATCTTCGGAACAAATGACAAGTTCATGAGACTTGTAAGTCATGTAATTCCTGATCTTGGCTTCAGCCGAATGCTGTCTTTTGTAAACGTGCTCTTCGATACTGCTGGTCTCAAGGTTGCGTGCCCGGATGACACATACGACATCTGGTGGAAGTTCCCAACCGGCAACTTTCCACTCCATCACGTCTTCGTAATAAAGTGGTTCAAACTTGTCGGCTGGGATGTCTTTATACCGTCGCCATTTATTTGGAAAATACTTACTCATCGATAAACCGTACGTCCAAGAGTTGTGAATTGATGTCATCGGACAGTTCTAAGGCCATCCATGCGGCTTCCTCAGCACTGGCGGCGAGTATGTAAATCACCTCGTCGCTAAGACATACTTCATAACTCTTTAGTCGGCCTTCGAGTAGCTCGTTTAGCCCGTCTGGGCTTTGGCTTATCGGGAAGGACATTGAATGACTTCCGTTCGGCCAACTCCTTATAAATGGGGTGCCATTTGTGATCTTCTCCGAAGTAATACAACCAACAATGGATTGCATTACGGATGAAAAAGTCTTCATCCAACGCTTTCGCTTTTTCATCTGGTGTCAAATGGCCTCCATAAGAATTGGACACGTTGTGATACGTGATTGTGAAATAAACGTTTTCAATTGTCCAGGTTCTACAAAGATTGGACTAAGCCTCCCTTTGCTCTTACAAGATAGTCAGTGCTAACCGTGGCGCAACCAAACCACTTGGTTAAGTGGCACAACACATAGCCTGGATCTGTGTTTCTGTGCTTCTTCGTTTTGTCTACAGAATTATCCCCTTGACAATAAAAAACCCCCGCCAAAGCGAGGGTGCGTCCTTGAGTTGCATCTATCGATGTTCAGGTGATCATCTTGGTCTGTTCGTTTGGCTCTTGTTCATGAGCTTCAGGACCAAACCCCTCAGCTTTAATCCTCTCAGTGTCTAAATCTGTGGATTGTGCTGTTGCGTCCTTGTCCTTGAAGCTGCTGAACCACTCCCGCAAGGCATCACCCGTAGGTGTGCCACTCGGCCATGATATGAACTTCAAGGCTTGCTTAGTGTCAACAAAACTACGTGATGTGTTAGGTTTCCATACGGTGTACGTGATTGGATGACCTTCACGGTTTCGTTTACGTTCAATCCACAAACCTTGAGCCGTGAAGTAATCAGGCTTCATTCATATACTCTCGCAATGTGACATTGTGATCAGCCCATTTCAGTGCTTCCTCTTGTTCCCAATCAAACCAACATTCATCTAATATTGTTGTTATGATTTGTTTCATTGTGTCGCATGATCTTAGTTTTGTCTTCAAGTCTGCTGAAACAGTCATAAAAACTCTTTTCAAGGGTGGATAGTGGGATGGTTGGGTCGGTCAATGCAAGACGTGCACGTTCTTTAGCCTTGGCTATGTACACATCTGGATTGTTGTACCAATGATTGATACGGTTTGCTGTGTTACTCAAGTTTGTGTACAGTTGTTATCTGCACTGTACCTAGTTCCCTAGGTATTTCTACCATTGCCAAGGTAATAGCATGGTTTGCTGACACAGCATGGACAGTCACGTGTCCATTTGAATGGTGACCCGTTGTACGGACCTTACCTGCGTACTTGATAAACCACTTGTTAAAGTTCACGATTCGAGCTTAGTAATGGTTGCTTGAAGCGTTTCTGGATCATTGGTACCAAATGGACTGGCTTCGAGTTTGCACCCATCCCAGGCTTCAGCACACATAGACAAAGGCAATTCGTAGACATCAACATCATCAATGTCTGGATCGTTGTGGAATAACCACTTGCCAATGATTTTAATGTCCTTCGGGTTGACATCCATGCCAGTACGTTCACCTAAGGCAATTGCCATGAAGTTTTGTTGCTCGTCCGTGAGTGTGTTCTGCATTAGCCGATCATGTTGGGTTGGATGTTCTCACCATGGACGGTTACTACTCTGAAGCCTAGTTGCTTGATCTTTGCAATGTCATTACGTCTCAATGTTTTGAAACCCGTAAGTCCTTGGATTGTTTCTGCTTGATCGTTGACTGGATACGCCAACGCTCTCCCGTATACGTCCTTGAGTTGATAGACAGCTAGGCGGGTGCCATCACTGACAATCCTTGCATGGTGAATGGTGTCCATTGGCTGCGTCCCTGGGTTGTGATTGTGGTTATTGTGCGGAAATGCATTTGTCAGGTACATTTCCAGATGCTGCAATTTTGTTATCAATTTCTGGGATAAAAATACCCAGACCAGGATCGTCACGTCGCATCATAAGTTCAGGCTGTGATTTGCTTTTAGTGACCACATGTTCGACAAGTAATTGATAAACAGAAGAAGGAATGTCTTCTGCATCATTGTAATTTTCTGCGTGTTTACGTCCGTACCAATAAACACTACGTGTGCCACATGAATCAACCCAATGTAACTTACGGTCGCCAAACTTAAAGCTTTCAATGTGTTTACCATGTGATCGCGAGATGATAACAACTTGCGGCCAAGATGTCCTAGGCTTGATCCATGCATGGTTTAGTGTCCAGCTTTTTCCTTCTGCTTCTGCTTTCGCGATGCGATCAGCGCAGCGTTCTAGGACTTCAGCTTTTGTTTTGCCGTAACTTGTTGACGTGTCAGTCTGTACTGACCAGCGTTGTTTCATTCCTTTGAGTGGAATCATGGCTGCGTCCCTGGGTTGTGATTGTGAAGGTCAGAAAAAATACCCGGCTTGAAATGTTGCCGGGTTGATGTTACTTAGTGTTGGCGTGTCGTGCATAGCGAGCTATGTAAGTTTCGTGCACAAAATGACACTGACGCTCACGATATACGCTGCGAGATGTTAGATAGAGGTAATCCAACATGTCACAAATAGTCGCGCACATTAGCTTATCCGTTTCACTAAACTCCCACTTGTGGTAATTCTTACATACCTCGGCAATGTTGTCCGGTGTCATAAGATCCAACATCTGAAGATGGTTAGGGCTTAGGTTCAACTTTTCAACCGCATGGTGTGGTAGTTTGTTAAGTTCAGTGATACGATTGTCAACGGCAAGTAATGTCATTTTCTTTCAATCAATCTGTTGATGATCCGATGAGACATCGACCGGATGCACTCATTCTGACCAATAGTCAGGCGAGCGATTGTGTCAGAGTCTGGTGTAATTAAACCTTCAGATACTGCATCTTCGATGTAACTAACTCGACCAGGTTGGTCAGCATACCATCTAAATAAATCATGATTATATATATCAGTTAAGTTATCGGCAATCCCTGCCGCTAAATCATGTGTACACTCGCACTCTTTTAAGTCATCAACATCCATCAACGCTTCACAAATGCTGACAACAGTTTCATACCTCCAATCATTGGGCAGTTCGTCGTCATGTAGATCCATCAGCCATGATGTCAAGTCATCAACAGTCTGACGGGCTTGTTCAGTTAGACACCAGTAAGTAGTGCCGTCGGCTCGCTTGTCTTGCGTAAAGGCTGCGCGTAGTGTTCCGGCAGTTACCCACCAGTTGATTTGTTGCGTGTTGGTAGTGGTCATCGGTTGCACTCTTGAAAGGTCTTGGTGGTGCTGTTGGCACAGCTTAGGGCTGTCGTGTGGTCTGTCCAGATAGCAAGGGCTACAAGGGCAGCAGAAAGGGCTAGCAGTGGTTTCACTGTGCACTGAATGCAAAGGGCAGATCAGACAGGTCTAGATTCCGGTCAGAGTGTTTGCGGCGGATGCTGTAGATGTGCATGTAGCCACGGCATGAACGACGGAGACGGAGACGACGGGCCGCAGTGGTGACGTCTACGTATTCAGTGACGGGACACCAGCCATCATCACAGCCGAAGTATTGGAAGACTCGATACATGAGAGAGAGAGCAACACGGGTGGGTTGGTTTGGTCCGGTTGCTTGCAGCCATCATCGCCCCTGACCCTGACCAGTGTCAATACCCAGGACGATAAGTGTTGCTTATCATTGGTGATAAGTTCAGCTTATGTGGCGCGACAGATTGGGTGAGATTGAGGGAGAGAGGTAACGCGCACGATCTATGTATGTATTGCCTCTACGTGGTAGCCGTTGCTACCGAATAACGCTGCGTATCTGCATTACAGACAGGTACGCAAAGGCTCCAGACCCCAGTGATTGCAAGGGTTCTAACCTGGCAGGAAAGCATGTCCACCCGGTCCAATGCATGAAAGAGGGGGGCCATGGGGGTAGCTGCGTCCATGATCCTGCGTGGATAGGCTTCACAAATTTTTGTCGTTTTTCGACGCCTCCCAACACCTAAGACAAGTAACCTCTCGGATCGGGTAATTAATATTGACCCTTACATCCTGATTACATATCTTACATTTAATTACTTTTATATCAGGTAATGGTATGTTCATATAGTATATCGTTGTAATGAATGTATGTATAGTGTCTTATATATCGTTAGTATAGTATGTATTATAACTAAGGTCGGATATAACCAAACATATACGACCAAACACTACCCAACCGTATGTAAAACATACCCAAATGTGTCTCCATTGGACTCCAAATGTATAACGATATAAGTATTAAAGGGGGAAAGATGTGTCTCCTTCCCCCATGCAGGGGTCAGGTCCACCCTCCCTCTCCCTGTATACATGAGGGCGTAAAGTGAGACTAATGTGAGAACCAAGTAGGGATGTGGGTTCTGGAGGAATTACGGCTTTGTTGTCTTTGTTGTGTGTTAAGGCCCAAAACGAGATGATTTGTCAGTCCTTGTGGGTCTTCGATGGAAGCTCTAAGCATGTCATTCCAGTCTTCACGTTTTCGTTGGTTAACAGCTTCTTGAGCTGAGATAGACATACAGTCAGTGAAGTATTTGACACCTTGAGCGAGTGCGTCAATTCTGTCATCATGTTTAACGGCACCTTTTTCACGACACATGCGAGACATCTGATAGAAGAGCATGTAAAGGAGACGTTTTTCAGGAGCTTCGTCTTTATTGGACTTATAGTCCCAATCAATGACGTCTTTATCAACGACCAAGCGGTGTTGGTTCATGACAGGTTCAAGGGAGTCAATAATTCTGTCTTCTTTACGGACGTTGGCTCTAACTTCTTCGACGTCAATGCCTTGTTTAGTTTGTTGGAGGTGTTTTTTGAATAGTTCAGCGACGATACCATCACCGAAGTTAGTTTCGATGACAAGTTTAGTTACATTATAACGTTTACAGTATTTTAGAATATCGAGTAATGTATTGTCGCTGTATCCGTCTCTGTAAGCGCACATTTTGTGCAAGTACAAGAAACCGTTACGTTGGGAGATATAAGCTGCTGCTGTTTCATCTGAGCCACGACCCGACGGGTCAATCGAGCATATTGTTTCGCTGTAAAGATCCCATTCTCCTTGGAGCTGCATTGGAGAGTAGAAATAATCTCCAGGTAATCCAACAGTCGGTAATTCTTTAAGGACGTTTTTTGGGTCTGAGCACCAGATGACGGAATCTGGAGCATTAGTAGGATTAACAGAGGTAACGATGAGGTCAACCATCTTAAGTGGGAACTTCTCAGAGTCGCTGAGACTGGTGTCCAGCATGAAGTGAAGTAAGAAGTTAGACCGTCCCATTGCGGCTTCACGTTCAATAAGGTCATCATCAGCAAAACGATCGGGGTCAGTAACGTTCCAAGCGTCTGCACCGTTATCTATATCGGCCACTAGCTGCGGCGCTAAGAGGCCTTCGTACTGACTTACCTTACGAGGGTACCTAGCAGGCCAAACAAAGGGCTTGTAGGCCCTCTCAGCGAGCTTACGATAAACGGTGAAGGTTGTCTGTGGGGTACCAAGGAACATAATTCGTGAATCATTCTTTGGTGTAAGGATAGATTCAGCTTCAGTACATAATTGAAGTAGTTTTTCTCTCATGAGTTCGGTCATGGAGTTACCTGGTACTTCAATATCATCTAGGATCATCAGGTCAGCGCGAGAACCAGTTAGCTGACCAGTAATACCAACAGACTTAACAGAGGGTGCTTGGTGAGGGGAGCAGTTAACGTCAAAGCTGATACGAGACCAGCGTGAGTCATCTGATTTAGGTCTTAAGTGAGACAACCAAGGTGTCTCGATGATTAACTTCTGCAAAAAGATAGACATGTTGTCAGCTCTTTCTTTAGAAGCCGAGATAATCATGATCTTTTTTTCAGGGTTATTAAAAAGCGTCCACAAAACAAAGGCTCCTGTAATCCAGGACTTTCCAACACCACGGAAAGCTTGTATTTGTAGACGTTTAGGTCCATGTTGAAGATAGTCTGCGATTGCATATTGAGCACGAGTAGGCGAAGGAAGGTCAAGCTGTGACCACAGAGCTTGTAGAAACAGCTTGAAATCATCTTGCAACGCCAAAACGACGTTGGTCATGTATTACTCACCCTTCATTTTAGTAGTGTATTTTTTACCTTTGAAGGTGAAGGTTTTTTTACCAGCTTTACGGGCGGCTGTAAAAGCTTTATCAAAAGATTCTGCAACAGTACCAACTTTTTTAGGACCTACTTTTTTAGGACCAACTTTTGCACGACTACGAACCGTACCGTCTTTATCTTTGGTGTTGTATTTACCAACACTAGAAGTTGGTTTAGTTGAGCTTTGCTTACGTTGTTGCATAAGGTCTGCGAGTAAACTTGCAGCAGCTACAGCCTTAGCAGGAATATCAGACCGTGGGTTAACAATAGTACCAACCTTTGCGGCAGTACCTAGTTTACTACCGAGACGACGGCCAGGGGTTGGGGGCGTTGGTCGTTTAGCTGGTGGCTTAGCACCACGGCTACCAATCAGACCGCTTACACGCTGGCTGGGACCTTGTTGTGGAGCTGTGCGTGGACCCTGTGCACCACGAGGGGCACCAGTACGGTTTCTGGTTACACCACGACCACGAGTCAGGCGGTCTTTAGATCCAGTTGCACGTGATGTTTCTGCACCTTTTACACGTTGTGCACGACGCTTGTCAGAAGTTACAGGTTTTTTAGCGGTTGTACGTCCGCGACGA